GCCAGCGATGGAAGGAACTCCATAACCATTCAATCTAAGATTCTTCGCAGCTTGTGAGAAGTCGCCGTGATAATTCAGATGAGTGAAGGCTGCAAACTTTGAGTAAGGCTTCTCAGCATCGAACTCGGTGCTAGTGGAGAAAACATAAAGATTATCGCCGTCATTTTTGCCAGTGGTCGCCGATACGCCCATCGACTTACCTGGTCTGCGCCAATAAGTAACTCCAGCGCTAGTGAAGACCTTCGTCCAACCGCGAGTGCCGATGATCTCATCCCATGTTGCGCGTTTGTTGAAATCATCGCCCGGCGTAATCCCACCGCCGGCATCCTCCTTGCTCTGCGAGGTCGAGATCACCTCCAGCACTGATGCCACCTGCGGCATCCGATCCAGCATCCTCATAACATCGTGGATGGCATCGCTCTCCTCATTGGTCAGCGTAGGAATGGTGGACGGTGAGCCCCGCAACGCCACCCACGCAGCTCCAGAGGGATGCACTGACCCATACGACGGCGCAACGATGGAGAACCCACCTTCCCCGCGAGTCTCAATCAGAACGCCGCCGTCTTCTCCGGGTTGGCGTGCCAACTTTGTGTTACCAGCGACAGGTGCATCGCTGATGCGGTAATAGAGGTGGATTCCACCTGACGGCGTTGCCTCTACATAACCGTTCATAATCTTTTCCCACAACTCGGTCAACCCTGAGCCGTTGGCGATTTCGGTGGCTTCTGCAATCATATTCTGAGCAACGGCGCGACCTTCAAACTCCATCATCAATAGATTCATTGAGACGCGACCTGTGATGACGCCGAATCCTGTTACCGATTCATCCTTGAACCATTCGTGGATTTGCAGTGCATTGGCGCGTTCGCTCTGGTACTTCTTCCACGACCCGATCGGCGCTTTAGAGCCATCCATCCGAGTCGGCACGATCGAGCATCCAGCATTCGCCCATGCCATCGCTTGTGAAAAGATAGGTGAGGAATGCTCTATTGGATTATTTTGCATTTGCTGCCGACCCAATTCTCGCCTTGGCAATCTCAACATATTCTGCCGATTGCTCTATCCCAATGAAATCAAACCCTTCAAGAATTGCAGCCTTGCCAGTTGACCCCGACCCCATGAATGGATCAAGAACGATTCCTGCTGGCGGCGTAACCAATCGGCAAAGATAGCGCATGAGGTCTGTTGGCTTTACTGTTGGGTGATTGTTTGTCGCCCCCTCATTGCGATCCTTCTTGCTCGCCTTCGCGCAATAGAAAAATCGGGCCGCGCTGCCATCGTCATTGTGACCCAATCGAATCTCTGGAAATTCTGTCTTTGAATGAAGCAAGGAGTTGCCTGTATAAACTTTGACATTCTTTCCACTGCGTTGAGTCCGCATTCCCTTGCTTTCAGGAAACAACGCCAGCACCTCATCACTGCCATCGTGAATGAAATTGGCGGGGAAGCGACCTATGTGTTCTGTGTTTAGCGGTTCGTGTGCGCCATACATTCCAAGTGCCGCGCCCTTTCGCTCATCTCCAGTAACAGAATCAGAACGACCACCTCTTGAAATAATTGTTTCTGTACCAACCCTTGTCGCATCAATGTTCAACCCGCCAACGCCATGTGTCAGTACATTATTCGCAACAGTGCCTTCGATTGGCTTGCGAGCGAGAACCATTGGCTCATGCGCTGGCTTGAGCGCCGTTCCCCAGCCTGCCCAACCTTCACTTTCCTTTGTTCTTGATTCATACTTTGCAAGCAATTCACCATTTGCGCGTTTTTCTCCAGTTGTCGGATGAATCTGCGAACCACTTGAAATTGCATGACCACGATTTGCCTGACCCATTTTTTTGTCAATGCCATTTGCGACATTGTGCGACTTTGGAAATCCTGACCCATAAACCCACATAATCTGATCGCGGATTTGAAAACCAGCATCCTCAATGGCAACTGCCATGCGGTGATAGGTGCGTGAGCCAGAAAAGGCAATCAAGTGTCCACCTGGCTTGAGAACGCGGATCGCCTCTTGCCACACTTCAATGTTGAAGGCAATGCCACTTGCATCCCACGACTTGCCCATGAAGCCAAGCTCGTAGGGAGGATCGGTGACGATCGAATCCACCGAGTTATCCGGCATTTCTTTCATTGCTGCAATGCAGTCGTTGTTGATCAGTTTCATTCATGTTCCCCTTTGCAATCTTTGATGTGAACCCAATATGACTCCCAGTAGCCTTTGTCGGCGATGGGTCTAACCTCACGCTTGCAAACTAACTCCTCTTCGAGTGTGCTATTGCAGATGACACAATCTTCTTTCATCAAGACAAAACAAAGACAATGCGGGTCTGTGCAGGAAGGACCGTGTTCGTAGCAAATGTCAGGGTTCATGATTTAGACGCCCAGCCGTTGCCTTTGAAGATAATGCCAGGAGTTGCATATTGACGGTTCATCTTCATTCCGCAGCAGATTGGTTCGGCAACTGCGTCATTGAATCCGGCGATGATCTCTGTTGTTTTATTGCAGGAAATACATTTGAAATCATAAGTTGGCATTGGTCATCCTTTCGACAATCCATTGAACGACTGGAACGGCGACGGCGTTTCCCATCTGCTTATATCGATTTGAATCAGCTTGATCGGCAGTCCAGTTGTCGGGAAATCCCTGAAGTCGTTCGCACTCAACTGGCGTTAGCCGGCGGACTGTTTGCTCAAAAACCATACCTATATGATCAGCGTCCGATTTATCCGATCTTATTGTTTGACTAACTTTAGATGTTGTTTGGTTATATCCATCAAATGCAATCGCTGGCATTGTGTCGTGACCTGCTTTCAATGTAGGTGAAACTAAAGTGCTGGCTTGAATATCGATTCCAGCATTATGTGCAAATATCAAAACCGTTGCACGGCTCTCGCCGTTATTGTCCATTCTGTTCAAAGTTGGTGTTACCCCCCCCGCGACCCAAGTTTCAAAATCGCTATCTGTTTGTGCGCGTTTAGCTTTCGTGAACCACATTGGTAATAATCGCTTTGTTATCTAATAAATCATCTGCTGCTAAACCTTTGTAATCACGAGCCGCTAATGTTCCTGCGATGCCTGACGCTCCAAGACCTCTTGCAATGGTTGAGGGAGAACCTTTCCGCGACGATTCGCCCGTCTCAAGATACCCGATGCGGCCTTCGCGGATAGCGAGTATTTCAGCAGGTGTTCGCCAGTTGTCTCCAAAACATCCGACAATGAAGACACGACGGCGTCGCTGGGGAACTCCGAAGTGTTGAGCATCAAGCACTCGCCACGCGAGGCTATACCCGATGTCAACCAACGCTCCAATGACGGCTCCCATATCTGCTCCTTTGTTTGACGAAAGAAGACCAGGGACATTTTCAAGGATAAAGTTTTGCGCTTTTGTTTCGTCAAGGAGTCTAACGATTTCGTAAAAAAGTCCGGAACGCTTCCCAGATAATCCAGCACGCTTACCTGCCACGCTGAGGTCTTGACAAGGAAATCCTCCGACGATGATTCCTGTTGTTGGGTTGAATCCTGCATTGATTAAATCCTTTCCTGTGACGGTGCAAACATCGTCGAAGAGTTGTGAGTTGGGAAAATGTTTAGCGAGGACTGCGCTCGCCTTCTTGTCGATTTCGACTGATGCAACGACCTTGACGCCATTGCGTTCGAGTGCGAGGTCAAATCCACCTACGCCAGCAAAGAGTGAGACTGCGTTATTAATTAACAACAATCCGCCCCACAATCGCACCAACGAGCTGATTCGCGTTGTGATGCTGCTGGCGGTTTTGCTAGTTCCTGCGCTCGCTTATGCAAGAAGAGCATTGTCCATAACATCGCTCCGCCACCTAATGCAGCGCCGATGAGTGCGGTGATAATTGATTGCATTGATTCCCCTTTCGTAGTGACTTGAGTGCGTTGTCGGGAATCGAACCCGATGGTGATGAAAGGTTAAGTCCACCAAGAACCATCTCAACGCTTCGGCCAACCCCCTAAATTGTAGGCCGAAATCTACCCCTTAGAACGGAGGTTTAGTGGCTCCAAGTTGTGCCTGAAGCAGAGCTAATTTCTCAGCATCAGTTAGGGTTGGAGCAGCCGACGATGACAATGGAGCAGATGTTGCCCAAGGATCGCCAGGAATGACGGTGACGTCGAAGTGCTTGAGTGTTTTACCGCCAGCGCGTTTTTCAAGATCGGTGAACTTGATCGTGATTGTATCGCCAACGTTAGGACGCTTTTCGGCTAATGCTGCCTTGAGTCGAACTTGACCGGCAGTAACTGTCTTCTCGCCATCGGATGTTTGAAGCGTTACCTGTGGAGAGACGCTGCCGTCATCCCACCGATGCGCTCCGATGTTTGTGACAACTCCTGAAACGGAATCGCCAACGTTTTCGAATTTGATGTAATCTCCTCCGACTTTCATACCAGGTTCATCCCAAATTGATGACATGGCTTACCTTCTTTCTATGTTGTTGGGCTGGGTATCCTCACCAGGACAACCAACGGTAAAGTCAGTTGAACCAGGCAAGAAAAATGGGCAGAAGTGGCAATGCTGGGTCATTGCGGGAAAATTGCGGATTGATTCCGCACCGCCAATCTCCAGTATCTCGCGCACTGCCGATAACCGCGCAAGACCGCCTAGTGCGATGTCTTCGTTGTAAGGCTCCGACCAAATGTGCATCTCTTTCAAGAAGCCACCACGAGGTAGGAATACGATTGCAACATCGTCAATTTCTATGCCGTGCTTATTGATCAAGCCGTATGCGTAAAGGTGGCTCTGAACTCGGTACTGATCCGATGGGCCTTCTTTGCGATATTGCTTGAGACTTGTTGGACCGACAACTTTCCAATCAATGACGAGCTTGTTATGCAAGTCAACGAGGTCGGCTGATCCAGCAAGAGTATCTGTCACCGTAACGCGCTCTTCAACGAGATAGCGAGGATTGGCTGGGTCATTGAGGTTGGAATACATCTCCGCCAACCCAGCGTGAACCCATGTTCCAATCTGCGCCAACCATTTGTCAGGTTCGTTGACCGTATCTTGACCCAAAATCTTGTAGGCCAACTTTCGGTCACACTCACCGCCCACTTCGCTAGGTCCGATGGACCGTTGAAGCGAGCGCGGAGCATTGTTGCTGAAGTTATTCAGCTCTGACTTTATTTGCCACGTTAGGGCATCAACATCGATCACACATCATCCTGACTAATTGGACGGAATACGCGAGTTCGTGAAACTGTGTAGAAATGTTCAAGGACTTCCGGCGATAGTGATTCTTGAACCTTCTTCTGATCCAATCGTCGTGACTCAACATAATCCCATTTGAGAACTGGCTGACCATTGATGGTTGCCATTGTGTTATCTGCCATCGCCAATTCGACGTGAGCGCGAGCAATATCAATGCGCTCGGTCAAATCTTTAATCTCGGCCTTAAGCCGATTGTATTCGTTGAGCCAACCTGCCACTGATGGCGGTAACTCAAATGCATCATTTATCTCTGACATTGATCCCCCTAGAACCAGTTAAATTTACGTTCGTGTTGAAGTGCTGCGCACGATCCACCGCTGCCGTATCTCTCGCTAATATAAGCGAGCATCGCCACGAGTTGCGCCTTCGAATCGTTACTGTGCTTCAGCCCTAGATTACGGTAAGTGCTGGCGAGAAGCTGGCCGACACCCCGTGCGGAACTGTGTGGATTCTTAGCCTTTGGATTGTTATGGCTTTCAACCGCAATAATTCCCTTGAGACATTGAAAAGATTTACGATCCATCAACTCTGCTGCGACATCTAACGCACCGGCATTAGTCATTGCGACTTCCTTTGTTATCACTATGGGTGAATTGATGTGATCGATGATGAATGCGATATTGATTCCGAGAAGCAATGAAGCCCCCAGGCGTAAGATGAATCCCCACCAAGTAATCATTCATTCTCCTCCTCCGATATTTTTTTGACATATTTGGCTATTGCTACGCTGACCGATTCGGGTTTGAGGTTAAGAATGAACCCAATTTCTTCAATCGACTTACCCTGTTGGCGCAATCTAAATCCTCTTGCACCTGATTGGTTATTTTTGTTTCCGTTTTTGCGACGTGGTGCAAGAAGGCTTCGCTCGCGTTCAGAGAGGCCGCCCCAAACGCCTTCTCTAAGGTCGTTCTCCAATGCGAATTCAAGACATTCGAGTCGATGGACGCAATCGTTGCAAAGCTTCTTTGCTTGAGGTATATCACGCTTTCGATCTTCACGAGAGTCTGGGAACCAAAGGTCTGGATTGTCACCTTCCGCGCACCGTGCATATTTGAACTGAGGTGTTGTGAGATTGAGTATGTCATTTGTCATTGTCCTTGTCGCCGTATCCTGCTTCTCTTAATAGTCGAGTTATGTCTGAAACTGTAAGGACTGCCCACCAATCGCCAGCACGAGTAATGCCGACTCCATTTGGTTTGACTACGAGGATGCCGTAATCGGCTTTGGCATTTTTAGCTTCAACCTTGGCTTCCTTAATCCAAGCGGGGAATTTGTATGACTTGTGATTTTTTACCTCCCACGCGAGACACGGAGTTCCAGTAATGTCGCCTTGATCAAACTCGCCGGTAAGGGCTCGTCGTTCGGCTCCTGGGAATCCGTGTTCGCGAAGGAACTTAACTAGCCCACTTTCAGCGATTGTGCCTTTAGCTTTAGCTTTGCTCAAGGTTTAACCGCTGATAGGCGACGAGATGTGACGGCATTCGTCGGGCTAGTGCGGACAACTGGGTGCTTAGTAAAATCGTAAATAATCTCGCGCAACTTTTCGTTTTCCTTGCGAAGTGTTCTAATCTCTTTGATCATATCGGCTGATCCACCCTTGCGAGCATATTCAACTGCTCCGCCTACAAATAAAAGTAATGCTCCACCGCCAAAACACATTGTTAAGAAATAATCAGAGTTCATTGTGATATTCATTTCTTTGCTCCCTTTTGTAGTATCGACATTGTTGTCTGCTTTTCTTCACCGAGCCAAAATGTATGCTCAATCTCGGCGTCAATCGTTGCGATGGAAACGGAATCAATTCCGCCAACGCTGGTTTTGCTTTTATCAATGCGGGTAATGACACCCACGAAGGAAAGGATTACTTCATCTCCAACTTCAGGTTCAATGCGGCTCATTTCTTTCCCTTCATTGCGGTTTGGAAGTTGTGCCAATCTTTGACGCCAACAAATTCATCGTCTTTGCTGATGGTTGATTCAGTCCAAAGAAGGATTAAAAAAATGATTGCGCAAGTTGCTGCGCCAAGTAAAAGAATCTCTAACATTTATCCCACCTGCATATCTGAACAATCAGGACACCAATAAAAATCACCGTTCTCATCGTGTTGGGAATATTTTTTTTCAGAATGTTTTATTGGTGAAAGATTGCAATAACGAGTTTGACCATCAGGCGAATACCAATATTTGCGTTTTAATGTGTAACCTGCTTCTTTATACCAAGCAGTCCAGTCTGTGTAAGGTTGAAATTCTTTAATTGTAATTTCCATTTACTGCCCCTATTCGTTATGCAAGGTCTTCTTCCTTGCGAGTGGGTTCAGATTAGACCTATTTTGGCAATGTTCGCAAATAGGCTCTTCGGCGTGTCGAAAATAAAAATATGACCCCCAGCGCCGGCGAGATGGCGTCTGAGGGTCGGTGGTGCGGTCAGGAAGGTTAGGCTTGGCTCTGCATTTGGGTCAATTCCGCGCTGATGGCGGCGTAAGCGGCTAGGTCAATGGCTGAATCGAGATGGTCAGGCTTGGCTGAGAGACGGGCCAATTTCATGGCTAGCATCAGTTGTGCGACCACATCAGGCGGCACTGGGTCTCCAGGTGTAGCTTCACCCATCCAACGCTCTAGGACGACTCCCATGAGGATTCCTATGCGTCTGTGGTTATCGTAAGGATGGCCGTGATTGATGTTGCGGTCGCCATAAGTCAGCCGTTTGGCTTCGTCAAGAATGTCGCCCCTGTCCATCGTTCCCCCTAAATAATCTTTGCGTTATGGTGGTTCAAATAGCCTATCGCTTGGGTGAGGATAGCGATGTCCTCTTCTGCCATACCAATAAGCGTGTTGCAATGCTGACAAAGTAACCCACGAGCAGGTTCATCGGGATTATCGTGATCGTGATCAACGCTGAAGCGTTTGGAGTAGTCGGATTCAGCGACTCCGCAAATGGCGCATTTTCCGCCTTGACTGGTCAGAAGCGCTTCATAATCTGTGGATGAAATAAGTCGCCTTTGACGCTTGCGGCATTCTTTGCATTCTCGCCGATGACCGTCAACGCCACGAGCTGATAAATCAAATTGAGATAGTTCTTTGAGTTTGGTGCAAATAATGCATCGCTTGTTTTGCTCGATGAGAAGTTCCCCCTGTTGATCTGATTTACTTCTTCGCTGCTGCTTCTTGCTTTGCAAGGTTAGCATCAACTTCAGTTTTGGCGACTGCAACGATTCCGAATGCAGCGTCTTTTGGATTCAATCCACGACCGATAACTCCAAGGAGTCCGGATGCGAATGCAAGAATTTTGACTGGTGTAGATGCTTTCATTTCAAAGGCTGCGGTTGCCAATGGAAGTGCAATTACTGCATAGGTTGCAATGACTGATTCGATTTTCTTGAGGTTCATAGTTCTCCTATTTTGTTGGGGTTGGCCATGCTGGTCGTGCTATTGCATGGATTGTCTTGCCGAAGTATCGCTTGCGACGATAAACTCCGCCCCCATTACTTTGACTTGACCCAGGTGCTGCCCCCTCAACGCTGGTGTTGCCTTCAATACAAGTCAAGTAAGTCTTATTGTTCTGCTCAACTATACCAACGTGATCTGCGATCCCAGCCCCGTTCCAATCAAAGAAGATGATGTCTCCTGGCTGAGCGTTGGCTGAGGTAATAATTTGATTGCGAGCTTTGAAGAATTTAACTCCATCTGGGCAATAAATAAACCCTTGAGGTTTTTTAGCGGCAATAAGCGCTGATCCGCCTGGCACTTGCGCGAAGCACCACGATATGAAGCACGCGCACCAACTCTGCCCCTGATCATTCTCGCCAGTAACTGATTTCCACCAATCCCAAAATTCAACAATGTTGCCTGACTTGCCATCAGG